CTTGGGCAGAGTAGCCCAAGGAATGGGGGTGGCGACTCTCCCCTATTTAGAGGGGATAGTGGGTGTTGCCCTAGGGGGGAGGAAGTGTCCAAATAGGGGTGCCCCATTGGCCCCTGAGACCCCCCCTAAGGAGACCCCCCTAGTTGGATGTGTGCGCGGTAGGCGGCGAGCAGGCGGCGGTGCTTGGTTTCCAGGGTTTCGAGCCGGATCTCCAGCCTCTCGATGCGCTCGGAGTCGGTGTACCGGATTGAGCGGTTGTCGGCTCCGTGCCATGCCCGGTCGATGCGATCGAATACAATGATCCCTCGCTTGCGGAGTTCATTGAACACACGACTGGCCCGCTCTGTATCACATTGCATCGCTCCCGCTATGTGATTGATCACTTCGCTCTGCTGCGGGTTCTTATCATGCTTGAGCTTGGGCATTGATCCAAACCTATCTCTGTATGTCATATCGCGTCCCTCCGCTTGGCCTTATTGGCATACGGTTTCTTCTCTTTGAGTTGTGCGCCGGTCATGACCATGGGGTTCCATTGTTCCCATTTGATGCCTGTGGCTGCGTGTTGGAGGTTGAGGTTGTTGGCTGGGAGGCGTGATCCGCGCTTGCAGAAGGCTAACTGGAAGCGTCTGGGCTTGGACTGGCCTACTTCATGGAGTACGGCGATCTCTCGCGCCCAGTTGGCGAGTTCGGAGGATCCGAATCCTGCGTGGGCCAGTTCCATGGTGGTGAGTGGTTCGGCGTTCTCCTTGCGCTGGGGTTTGCTGATGTGGTGCATCCAGATCCAGACGACCTTGGTCTCGTGGAGGATGGGCTGGAGCTTGTTGCGCAAGAACACGCTGACCTCGCCTTGGTCGGAGAGGTCGCCTCCGAAGTAGGAGAAGAGCGGATCCGCTACGATGACATCGAGTTTGGATCGATGGATGAAGCGTCGGGCGTAGGCGAGGAACTGGTCCCCGGTGCGGACGGATTCGGTGCGGAACTCAAGCTGAGCCTGTAACCGCTTCATGTCCTCGGTGGTCGTTGAAAGCCCGTGTGCGACCCCTTGGAACGCTTCTGCGAGGTCGCCCTTGTCGTTCTCTGCTTGGACGACGCCGATCTTGAGCGGTCGGACTGGGGTGATGCCGAAGAAGTCGAGGCCGAGAGCCCAGCGGATGACGATCTGCATCATCAGGGAGGATTTCCCGATGCCGGTGCCGCCGGACACGATCATGGAGGATCCGCGGGTGAGCCAGCGGTTGCCGATGAGGTTGTCTGGATCGTTGGCTGGGTCGAAGTGGATGAGGTCTCGGACTGAGACGATGGTGGCTTGGTCCTCTTCGCTTTCGCGGTTGGTGAGCCAATCCTCCCATGAGTCGGCGCCCAGGTTGGTGGCCAACAGTTTCTGTTGGGATTCGCCGCGCCATGCTCCGGGGAGGCGTGAGAAGCGGGATGGGTTCTTGTTCTTTGGATCTACGCCGGGGATGACCTTGTAGATTTCGTCGCGGCGGGCGTCCCATTCCTTGCGTGAGGATGCGTCTACGCGGACCCATGCGTGGATGCTTTTGCCGCCTGAATCGATGAGGACGCTGATGGGTAGACCGGAGGATCGGAGGCGTTGTTCCTGTTCGGGCTTGGGGAGTTGGTCGAACTCTACGAGGACATGGCGGTACGCGCTGACATCGTTGTCGCTGCCGCTGTAGAGGTTTGGCTTGAAGGGGTTGATGCGGACGAAGACTCCATCGAGGCGATCGTTGCGGAGGAGGATGGAGTCTGGGGCGTCGAAGCGTTTGATCCATTCCTCGACTGGGAGGAAGGATCCGCTGGTGTTGGGTTTGCCGTCCTCGACTTGTTCGCAGATGCAGACGACTTCGGTGGGAGCGAAGGCGGATTCTAGGAATCGTTTGAACTGCGAGTCGGTGGGATTGGGTGTGGATGTTGGTCGCTTGAACACGACTCGTGTGAGGTCTGTGTGTTGAGTGCTGCCGGATGCATGGAGTAGGTGGCCGGCTGGTTTGTCGTGGGGTTTGGAGGCGGCGTCGCGGATCTTGTGGATGAGTTCGCGGTCGCTCCAGGGTGGCTGGCAGGAGCGGTTCCAGTCCGAGAGGAGGCTGAGAGCGTCCCCCTCGGACAGGCCGAAGCCGTGGACGAGGCCCACGGCTGCGGTGTAGGTGGTTGAGTGGCCGTTCTGGCCGCTGACTGCTGGTGGTACTTTACTGAGCCATGCTGCTGCGCGTTGGAGTGGGTTCATTTCGTTGCTGGAACTTTGTGTGGAACTCTGAGGCGAGTCGGACGTAGATGTTGTCTCCGCGTCTGTAGATGACGACTGGTGACTTCATCTCTCCGAGCCTGAACTGTGCTTGGCCGATCAGATGAACGATGACGGAGGGGTTTGATCTGTTGGTGTATTCGATGGAATCCATGTTGGGACAGGGTCTTTCCTAGTGGCGTGTGAGATCCAGCCTCGTTTGATTCCTGCGGCGACGATCTCGGCTGAGTTGGCGAGGATGCGTCGGTTTTCCTCGGAGGCTGCGAGGCGTTCTGCCTCGGTCATGGGTTCTGGTTTCCGTGCGTCACGGAGGCGGGTATTGTACCATGGTTGGAGGTGTCGGGGGGTCTTCATGGTTTGGTTTGTAGGGAGCTGATTTCCGCCAAGACGCAGTTGCAATAGGACCCTTTGGTGGCGGCGTTGCAGCGATGGTGATGGACAGGGTTGCTGAGAATGTGTTCGGAGAGGCGGACCGTGAGAGAGACCAAGTGTATGAGGCGTTGGGCTGCCTCGGCGCAGACGGCGTTGGGGACTCCATCGGGTGAATTGATTTCGGCTGAGATGATGTTCAGCGCGTTCACGAGGTCATGGGTTGACGATTGACTCATGGCAATGGGGGCATCGTTTCGGGTAGGTGAGGTCGCGGGGAGGCTGAACATTGGCCCACTCGCAGAGGTCGAAGTAGGATCGGATGCCGAAGTTCTTGGTCATGTTGGGGAAGATTCTTTGGAGGATGATGGCTTCTGCGACCTCCTGTTTGGTGGTGAGTTTGAGTGAGTTGACGATCTTGAGGCATCGTTTGGGCATTCCGTTGGTCCAGACGGACTCGATCTTGGACCGCATTTCTTTCGAGTGGATGATCTGATGGATGCGTTGGCGTGAGACTCCGAGTTGTTTGCCGATGGCATGCATGGTGAGTCCTTGGGCTCGGAGTTCTTGGACTTTCTCCATTGCGTATTCGAGTTTCATTGAAGTGGTGTGAGTATTGCGCGGTATCGTTTGCTGGCTTTGTGGCATTGGACGCACAGGCCGGATTCCTTTTGGCATCCACATCCCAAGCATTTGGCCAATTCGTGACAGAGTTCTTTCCATTGATTATTTGGTTCGTTGTTTATTTTTGACTGACCAGACGTAGTAGACTGAGACCCCGTGTCGTTTTGCGAGTTCCCGGTAGTTTGCCTTGGTTTTGTCATTGAGGATTGCCTTGGTGATTGCTGGGTCGATTTTACGACCGGGGTAGATGTGGTGTTTGGGTTTGGGTGGGTCTGGCATCACTTGGGTTCCCAGCATCTTGGCGATCTGGTCCTTGGTGAGTCCGATGGATTTGAGTGTTGAGTTCACGTTCCAGTTGTCGTGCGAAGTCTGGCCATAGGGCTATTCGGTTTTTGAGCCAGGACTCGACGTAGGCGTCGGTTCTTGGAGTACGAAGTAGAAGTTGTTCTGCCATGATGAGTTGAGTTCGTTGTAGGTGTTGTTCTTGATCTTCCAGGTGCGAGGGTTTCGTTTTGCGCCTGTGTGAGCGCAGACGATGAGGACGTCGAGGTCTTTGATGGGGGTGTTTCTGGATGGGTGATCGAGTGGTAGTTCGTTGAGTTTCATGGTTGCTCTGAGAGTTCCCTGATGATCTTGGCCCGCTTCTGGCCGTTGGATTTGACGATGAGTTGGAGGATGACGATTGGATCGACCGTTGAAACGTGCTTCCAGTACGGTCTGGCTGCATCGAGTTCCCGTGCGCGGTCGATGTCCACCACAAGCACTTCGCTGGTCATTCTGTGCTTGTAAACGAACGCGACTGATAGGTTTGGATGGATGCTCACGGCTTGGCCCCCTTTGCTTTGTTGTTCCTTCTCCATACCGATGCGTTGTCCTTGAACTTGTAGTTCCTCGCTGCCTTGAATGCTTGGCCCACATCGTTCTTGGTCATGTGGTAAGCACCATCTCCGTCGGTCATTATCCGTTCCGGTGCGGTCCTTTTCATCGGTGCCCTCCGGTCGCGTAGTGGAGTATCAGCAGGGCATCGCAGTTGCCGAGGGTGACATCCAGGTGGGGGTAGAGTTCCTGGGCCTTGGCCTTGAGCTTACGCTTCCATTCTGGGCCGGTGGCGCAG